AGCAGCGCTCCGGTCTAAACTTTGGATTTAATCTTATATCACCTGCAGCTATTGATCGGGTGATAAATAGTAAGTGGTCAGGAGAAAATTACTCCACCAGAATATGGAAGAACACCCAGGCGCTATCCCAGGACTTGAAAGAGGAGCTGCTTCTTAGTCTGATCACAGGCCGTACGGACCGGGAAACTGCTGATATCATAGCGAATAAGTTTGCTACCGGAGCCAGTCAGGCAAGGAGACTTGTCAGGACTGAAAGCTGCAATTTGGCAAATCAGATGGAAATGGCTTCTTATGAGGAATGTGGGATTGAGTATTACATCTATGTTGCCACGCTGGACTTAAGAACCTCATCTATATGCAGGAGCCTAGATGGAAAGCGTTTCAAGGTATCAGATCAGCAGCCGGGGCTTAACTGCCCGCCTATGCACCCGTGGTGCCGATCTACCACGATTTGTGATATTGGTGATGAAGAACTATCCCAGATGAAACGTAGAGCAAGAGATCCGGTTACTGGAAAGACCAATACAGTCCCCGCCGACATGACCTATGATGAATGGTACGGAAAGAATGTCAAAGGAAAGCCGGAAGCAGAACTAAATGAAAAAATGATCCAGAATCGGTCAGCAGATAGGCGGCAGCTTGAAAAGTATAAGGAAGTTCTTGGGGAAGAGGCTCCAAAAACACTGGATTCTTTCCAAAAGGTTAAATATGCTGATTCAGATGAATATGGTATATTAAAAGCCCAGTACAAAGGTATGTCTTACTACAGTAAAGCGATTGAAGGCGAACCAGAAATAACCAATCAGGTTAAGAAAATCGCGGAAGCTGCAGGAATGGATAGCCTGGGGTTGGAGTATCGGATCAAAACAAAAGAGTCTTACCTCGAAAAGATCAGGAAGAATTATGATCCAGGAGGAAACGAATATGAAATCAAAGATATTGTTCGTTATACCTTGGGATCAGATCCCGAACATTTGACGGAAAAGACTCTGCTTGCCATTGAAAAATTTGAAAACGAGGGCTATAATACAATTAGGATTAAAAATACATGGCATCCGGATAGCTCCTACAATGGTATAAATACTTTTATAAAATCTCCTGGTGGTCAGATTTTTGAAATGCAGTATCACACACAGGAAAGCTTTGATCTGAAGAACGGTGAGTTACATGAGCTATATGAGGAACAAAGAAAGATTTTAGATGATGAATCGGAAGAATACTTAGAGCTTGATGATAAGATGATTGAACTTTCAAGCAGATTAACTTTTCCTAAAAATATTGAAAGGGTGAAAAATAAGTGAGTTATTATGTTTTAAATGATTATGAGCATAGAGGGACCCTTATTCGTTCCGAAGGTCGGAAGAGTTTTAAGTATGATAAAGAAAGAGGCTGGGTAAGAACTGGCATTATGGCTCAGTTTAGATTTCCTGACAGCCCCGTTTATGATTCATATTATGAAGTGACCGAAGAAGAAGCAAATAAAATAATGGAACAGAAATGATACCATCGGTGAGTAAATCGGCCGGTGGTATTTTTGTACCAAAAAGTTGCGATATCGCAACAGAAAGGAGGCTTCCTTTGACTCAGCTTTGTTTAACAGCTCTATTTATTGCTGTTCTGTATGACGTTACAAAAGTGGTGATAAAAAAGATGGAACTGTCATATATGGACAGGAAGAACCAGAAAGAAGGCAGGTATATGAATTAAGGAGGTGATCCACAATCTCCCTCTGGGCGGCGGGGTGAAGCCTCCTACTGAACGATACAGCTTAGAAGCACGCAGGGTAATCCTGGGTGTTATTTTTATGTTTAAGCAACGATCCGGGCAGAAGAACGGAACGGGGCGGAAAGGAAATTAAGATGAGAAAAAAGAGTTTATACCCTGTTAATTTACATTTTTTTGGTCATGATGGTGACGGAGCCGGCGCAGCAGGTGGCGAAGGCAGTGGAACAGGTGAATCAGGGAAAGAAGGAGCCGGAGAAGGTGGTACCGGTGGAGAGGGATCAGGAAAAGAACAGGATACCCCAAAAACGAAAACCTTTGATGAAATGCTCAAAGAAGGAAGCTTTCAGGCAGAGTTTGACCGCAGGGTGCAGAAAGCCCTGGGAACAGCCAAGGATAAATGGTCTGCGTTGATGGATGATAAGCTTTCCGAAGCAGAAAAGCTTTCCAAGATGAATAAAGAGGAAAAGGCTGAGTACATGCGCCAGAAACAAGAGAAAGAACTTCTGGACCGTGAATCTGCTATCACACGCCGGGAGCTTATGGCAGAAGCAAAGAACACCCTGGCAGAGAAGAAACTTCCGGTCACTCTTGCAGAAGTATTAAATTACTCCGATGCAGATTCATGCAGCAAGTCCATAACTGCCGTTGAAAAAGCCTTTCAGGAGGCAGTACAGGCGGCAGTAGAAGAGAAACTAAAAGGCGGTACTCCGCCAAAGAAAGCACCATCACAGGAAGATGCTGACCTTGCAAAGCAGGTTGAAGCTCTGATGATGGGAAACGTATAAGAAAGGATGATGAAAGAATATGGCAATTAACACATTAGCAACAGCAACATTATTTCAGAATACCCTGGATAAAGTAGCGATTCAGGAAGCTGTTACCGGTTGGATGGATTCCAATGCAGGGCAGGTTATTTACAACGGTGGATCAGAGGTAAAGATCCCCAAAATGACAGTACAGGGAATGGGAGATTATGATCGTGACAACGGATATCAGCAGGGCGGAGTTACCTTAGAGTACGAAACCCGCAAAATGACACAGGACAGAGGTCGTAAGTTCCAACTTGACCCGGTTGATATTAATGAAAATAATTTCGTCACTACAGCTGCAGCAGTTATGGGAGAGTTCCAGCGCATGTATGTGGTGCCTGAGATTGACGCATACCGTATATCGAAAATTGCAAGTGAAACGATCACGGCCAACAAAGCAGGAATGGTTTCTTACGGATATACACCAGGTGCAACCGGAACATCCGCACTTCGCAAGGTCAAAGAAGGCATTAAGGCAATCCGCGAATTATACAATGGTCCTCTGGTAATCCATGCTACGCCTGATTTCATTATGGAATTAGAGCTGGAACTATCCGGAAAGATTATCAATACCACATTTTCTAAGGGCGGTATTGATACAGCAGTTCCTTCTGTAGATGGTGTTCCCATTATTTCAACACCTTCCAACAGAATGTATACTTCCATCACCATTTATGATGGCAAGACTTCTGGCCAGGAGCAGGGTGGTTATGTGAAGGGTTCAACAGCAAAAAATATCAATTTCGTTGTGTTGCCTCGTACAACTCCTATTGCGATCACAAAGCAAGACATTATGAGAATCTTTGATCCGAACATCAACCAGAAGTTAAATGCCTGGCAGATGGATTACAGACGTTTCCATGATATCTGGGTGCTTGATAATAAGTTGGACTCGATTTACTTAAACATTAAAGAGCCAAATGAATAAGGAGGCACCATATGAGGCTGATAAAAGGTAATGTTGAAAGAATTGTTAAAGACGATGTTATAGCTTCAAAACTTATTTCAGATGGTTTTAAGGAGCTGGGAGAAGCAAGTGAGGTAGAGCCTGAAAAACAGGAAGAACCCGAAAACCCACCAGAACCGGAAAAGAACCTGGAGGACATGACGGTCCCTGAATTAAAGGCACTTGCAAAAGAAAAAGGAATTGAGGGTGCGTCTTCTCTTGGCAGAGAAGATCTCCTGGCTGTCTTAAAGGAAGTGATGTAAGTGGAAGAAGTTGAAAAACTGAAAAAGCTGACCGGGGAGAGTGATGGAGAATTGCTCTCCCTTTTGCTTGAAGATGCAAAGGAATACGTTCTTGCCTATACCAACCGGACGGAGCTGCTCCCGGCATTACTAAAGACCGTCAGAGATTTAGCAGTGATCGCTGTAAACCGTATGGGAACAGAGGGAGAGTCTGGCCGGAGTGAAGGAGGAGAAAGCTACAGCTTTGAAGATGCCCCAAAACATATTTATGGCACACTGGACCGGTATCGTTTGGTACGGGTAGGAGGTAGGGTTTATGAGACTAAAACGGAACCGGCTCAAACAGTATTACCTTAGACCTGCAGCAGCCAAGAAAGACAATGAGGGAAACTCCTATATTGAGTACGGGGAAGCAAAGCCCGTTACTGCTGAAATATGGCCCGCTGGAGGAAAACTGCAGGCGGAAATGTATGGGCAAAAGCTTTCCTATATCCGTAACTGCCGGATCGATAGAGCATACACAATAGAAACCGATATAAAGGGCCGTGTCAGTTATCTCATAGAATCTCAGGCGTTTCGCGAAGGTGATGGCTTCTGTGTATACGTCCCAGGAGAAGCGGATCCGGATTACAAGATTATTGTGATCCGCCCATACTCACATCTGTACATGGAATTGGAGAAATTATAATGGCGGACGTTATAAAGGGGCTGGATAAGCTCATGAAGAAGTATGGTAATCTCCAGGGTGTTGCAGATCAAGGAGTGAAAAAAGCCATAGGGCAGGGTGTGAAAATTGCACAGGTTGGTGCCGTATTAATGTGTCCAGTCAATGATGGCGAACTTCGGCAAAGTATAAAGACAAGGGTTGAGATTGAAGCTGATAAGGTGATTGGAGCCGTGTACACCAATAAAAAATATGCTCCTTATATAGAGTTTGGAACAGGGCCTAAGGGGGAAGCCAGTCACGCAGGCATTTCCCCTGAAGTCTCACCGGTTTATTCTCAGTCTCCATGGTGGATCCACGAAAGCCAGGTGGATGCTGAAGCAGCGGAAAAGTATCACTGGTTTTTTATTGAGACTCCAGAGGGACGTTTTTATCAGACCTCTGGACAGGCAGCTCAGCCTTTTATGTATCCTGGTTTAAAAGATAATGAAGATATTATCTCCCGGAAAGTAAAAGATGTATTATCCGAGGAAATAAGAAAGGGAAGTAAATGATTAATGTAAAAGATCAAGTATATATGGCCCTGTGCGCAGTTACAGACAATGTAACAGATTATTACCCCAGAGACTGGGAACAGGATCTTGCAATCCAGTACATGGAGGAAGATAACAAGGTCATTGAATATACGGACATGGAGGAACAAAAGGCGTACTGCCGGTATCGTATTGATATCTGGGCGAGGAAAAGCACCTCAGCGGCAGCGGTTGCAGTAGATGAGGCTATATCTGCCCTAGGGCTTAAACGCACCCAATGCATGGACGTAGAGGATCCTAGCGGCTTAAAACATAAGCAGATGCGGTATGAAATGGTAATTGATGTAAAGACCAAACAGGTCTATCACAGCTATTAGAAAGGAGACAGATAAATGTTAGCAAATGGCATAACACTTGGAATGAAGAAGAGTGGCGAAAGCGCTTATTCAGTTTTATCCGGATTGAAAGAAGTTCCAGAGCTTGGCGTGGATCCGGAGAAGGTGGATAACACCACCCTGGAAGATAAAATAAAGCATTCGGAACTTGGCATTGGAGATCCTGGAGATC